AAGCGTGCTATTGATCGCGCCATCTTTAAATAGGCTATATCCTAGAGTGGCTAGGATTATGTTTCCTGTGACTGCTGTGTCACTTCCTGCCGTCCATGATGCACTAGCTTTGCCTTCTACCCAATAGACATCATCTTCAGCATTTTTACTTCCTGTGCTTTCGCTTACCACAGAAGCAGCAGTTAGTGTAAGGTATTCTTTGACTAACCTAGATACATCAAAGACAGCCTTTCCTGCGCTGTTAGGCTGCTTCTGTAGAGTAAAGGTGGCAGAAGCAGGTTTGCTTCCTGTAGCCCCTTTCCAAATGCGTACCTCTAATTGATATTTGTGTCCTGCCTCTCCATTGTCTGCAGAATGCAGGTCATAGATCATTGGGCTGTTGGCTAATGATATCGCAGGAGGTTGTGCTACTATAGTGAGTGCCATGATTAGTCTGTTAGTTCGTCTGTTATATCTTCGGCATACGCCTTTTCTATTGCTTCAAAGTTCTCAGTCATAGACCTAGTGAAAGCAGGACGCATAAATGGATTTGGTAGTATTCCAAACGCTTTGATGCTACGATTGATCATAAACATCAGGCTGTTCAATTTGCTTGGTGTCATTGCCTCGAATTGACGTTTCTTGCGATTAAAGAAGCGCATCTTGCGGTCTTTAGTGATCCACTTTTTTAGAGCAGCAGGCGGTACACCCTTTCCTGATTTTCTGCCTTCCTCTACATACTTCCCGTAGTCCTCAAAATACATATTGACAAATGGCACGTCCCTAGTGTCTAGATCGTATCGTATGCTCTTTTGCAATTCACCTGAAGCTACGGCTCTGCGTTTTTTCATTTTGATATTCGTGCTTGTAGGTGACATTCCATTCCATGTGCTTGTTCTGCTAGGTCTTGGTTTGTATGTACCAAGTTCTAGCTTTGCTAGCTGTACGGCTCTTTCTCCTTGCTTCTCTAGGGCTTTTGTGAGTCTTGGGTATCTCATTAGCACGCTCCTTGATTAACTGCGCTAGAAGGCAGCGTGATCACAAACGTAGTTTCCCAACCTGCAAGTTGATTCTCGAACCTGTCCACAAATGGTGTGCAGTTGATATTGGTGTCTATGTCTACGTTGTTTATATCTATTTTCCTGTTTATGATGTCCGCAGCAATTTGTAGCCTGACCAACAGGTCACTAAGCACGTCCATTTTGTTGTCTATACCCTCGAATGGAATGGCTTGGTCACGCAGATCCTTTTTGTTGAAATCTACAATGTCTAAGACAGCAATGTTCATGTTGTAAGTGATTGTGCGCTCTCCAATAGTTGCTGTAGCAGGTGTGATATGTGCTAATGGGAATATGGTCTGCCTAGCAAGATCAACGTCCTCAATACTGCCATGAGTAATGGTAGAAAATCCTACCCTGCTGTCCTTAAGGATGTCGTAAAGAATATCTGTGATTTCGTAGTATGTCATTTTCTCTTCGCTATGGTTTCATTTAATTGCTGTAGGTCTGCTTCATATGCAAGCCAATAGAGGCAAGTGTGTAAGGATATACTTGTGACCTGTTCAATTCTACGGATATCTCCTTGAGTGAGTCCGTAAAGTGTGCTAAACCAAGACCATTTTTTAGCAAATGTTCTTTCAGCACCTCGTCCTTCTCCACCTGCTTCAAAGACTTCAGGGTATCTAGAAGTAAGTCGCTCCCTAAATTCCAAAAAAAAACAACCGCACCTAGAGCCACTCCTAAAGGCATCTGCTTGTATTGTGACGCATTATCATAGCCCTTGTAGTTCTCTATGTCGTATCTGTTCCCAAACGTCTTTAGAAGCGGTCTATACAAGATGCACATAAGTTTATGCCAATTGTCTACCTCATGACCTATGTTCTCAAGATCTACATATTCACCCATAGTGATCTCGTCTAGATTGGGTATGAAAGCCATTTTAACGCCTTCTAACGTAAAGAAACGCTCATGACGAGGTTTACCATTCAAGATACTTTCTATGCCTAGACATATCTCTTTGACGTGCTGTGCGTGTAGTTTGTCATAATGCTTAATATCTAGATCGCAAAACACACTCAACATTGTCTGCCTAAGTATGTCTTGATCCTCTACGCCTTCAGTCAGTTTTTGATATTTCTGTAATTGACCTAGCGTGATGTCATTTAATTCTGTGGGTACTATAACCTTGATCATAATAATATAACGTCTTAGTGTTCATATGTGCCATGACATGACAAAGCCACCTAATGGTGACTCTGCAGGCAAGGTCTTGCTAATAGTCCATTTCATTTATTTTGTCTAAACGCGCTATTCTGTTTCTAAGGGCTGTTAGCCTTTCGGACGCATGCTTCAACATTGCTATAGACTCCCGTTCTAACTCCTTGTCCTTCATTAGCTTCTCAGCCAATCTAATATACGCGGATAAATCTACCAATTCAGTTCCGCAATAATGGGAGTATTGAATCCCTTTTTTCATGTGGCTATCCATCACTTCTTTCTTGTTTAATACGTTCAACATTGTTTTCTATCAGGCGTTCTATCAAGATCTTGCAGGTGTGTAACTTGATATTCTCAATTACTACCTCATCGTCTATGCTCCTGCTCCATGCCTCGTCAAAGGCTCTAAGGGTTTCCCTGTAAAGTTCCTGCACCTCTTCGCTAAATACTCTCATGCTACTTCTATGTTTTTTTCTAACCATTCTAATACCCACTCATGCACATGCTCTTCCCGTACATACTCGGAAAGGTATTCAAATTGGCTTACATACAGGCTGTCTAAGCAGTTCTTGCCCCAATCTATAATGTCTATTTCATTAAGCCCATTCCGTACCACATAGTCCCACAGCATGTCTGTATCTAAGCCTTCTATGTACCACATGTTCTCTGCGAGTGCTACGTCTGTGTCCTCGATTTTTACGCTGATCCCTTTTGTCAATGGTTTAAAGCTAACCTCTATAGGCGCAAAAATTGTGAGCCACATGTCATAATCATTGCTTTCTGTGGCAACCTCTATAATGAGGCTGCCTTTCTGTATTGCTATATCTAACATCTTAATCTAATTTACCAAAGTCAATAGTAAAGTCATTGCGGTCAAAGCCACGTTCCTCGAAGCCGTCAATAACAGCGTTAAAAAAGTATTCGTTGGTCAATGATCCTTGTGCAATTTGGTAGGCACATGTCATGCCTTTCCATAATAGTTTCATGCCCATAACACAAGATCCCTTGTCCCCATGTTGTTCTACGATTGCTTCTCCAATCGCGTAAATGTAATTCTGCCCACCTTCTGTAATTGGGTTCTTGTAAAAAATTGTAACCATGCTTTCTAGTTTTTTGCTTGTTAATACTCTGTAAAGATACACAAGTTTTTTGAATATCCAAAAAAAGTAAGAAAAAAAAAGGGGGTATTTGACACCCCCCTAGATCTAATCCATGTATGTGGCTTTCACCATAGCGTCATACTCATTGTAAGAAACTATCTCCACGTCCTTATACTCTACGTCCTTACGATCACGTCCCCATTGCTTGTTGACATTCTTACCCGTAGCATCTTTGGTGTAGAGCATGTGTTCTACAGCCTGCTGTGGTGTGACACCCTCGTCTGCCCATACTGAGTTCCACCCCCAATCGTTGTGGTCCCAATTTAGATCACGCCACTTAAAGTTGATGTGGGTGCGTTTCAGGCATGGCGTCCTTAGAGCAGCTATGTCCATGTTTTTCTTGTTAGCCGCATAATACTCACGAATTGCTTTCAGCGCATGTAGTTGGTCATGCACGTTGTCTGCCTTTAGCAGATCTATAGCTAAGTTTTGAATCTCCTTCATAGTATGAAAATTATACTACAAAATCCCTAGCAAGGGATTCCGTAGCGTTGGTTAGCAAAATCTAAAAACGCTTCCCACTCATTTGTGTCCCACGTTACATTCTCCAATACATCGAATTGTCCCAAGCCCTTATCTACCCAAAGGTTGTAAACCTGTCCTTTGTACTTCACTTCATAATAGTGCTTTCCTGTGCTAACTTTTACTCTTACTTTCATGTCTTATTGTATTACTTGTTGTTGCATCATTGCTCTGCTAAGATACATAAGTTTTTTAAATACCAAAAATAAAACGTAAAAATTTTTGTTTTTTTTTATCGGATGCTGTACCTCCCGTAATTAGGACGTGCTAGCGTATTGTAAATAGAATAGCGCATAGCATCACATCCATGATTAAAGGCGTCTATAGGCTTGTTAGTGACTCGTCCTTGCTTATCCTCGTGGTACTTGTAGTTGCGTAATTCCTTGATCAAGTTGCTAGACCTAGATGTTACATGAAGCCTGTATCTCCTGATCATGTCAATACCTATGTTGATGCTGTCCCTGCCCTTTGCTGTTGCTTTTACATTCAAGCCCCTTCTGCGTAGTTCGTCTATAGTCTTAGGCTCTGCACTATCACCCCATATAGGATCATACTTGCTCAGGTTCAATGAAGCAATGGTCTTGTAGATATCACTATTAGTCATGCCAACCCTGTAGATCAATTCGTCTGCGTATAAATCGTCCCCTTCTTGATACACCGCTATAAGAGCAGTAGGATCTGCGCTGTAGCCAAAGTCAAGACCATAGCCTACAAGATTAGCAGACGTTGGTATCTGTTGACATTCATTGTAGGTAAATATAAGTGACTTGGCTTGACCACGTTCCCCTAGACCATACACCCTCCAATAGTTCTCGTCAATACTCTTTAGCCGTTCTATTTCTGCTATGACGCTATCTTCTAGAAACGGGTTGTCTAGATAGGTGGTTTGATAAAAGTCTGCATCGTCACGCGTAATGACCTCATCGTATATCCAATGAAATTCGTCACTAGGGTTGTAGTCTATAATGATCCGTTCTGTGGTACGCAAAGACAACTGACGCCAATCTTCAATGCTTAGTTCATTAGCCTCATTAGCAAACAGGACATCACGCTTGCGTCCCCTAATTTTTTGTGGTTGATCCATGCCTATGAATTCGACTAGATTGCCATTTAAGGTGATCTCGCTATTGGACTTGTTGTGATAGTCCTCGTTATATAGACCTAGCTTCATAAGAATATCTATAAAGTCACGCATTGCTGATGCCCTCAATGAGGGGTAAGTCTTACGACATAATGTAATGGTCTTGCCTGTGTTCCTAAGAGCATAGGATACCACAAGCCATATAAGGATGTTGTAAGTCTTGCCTGACCTTGTACCTCCCTGCTCTACAATGATGCGCTTAGTGGACGCCTCAAGGTGTTTGAATACAACATTAGTCTGTATTTCCATCTAGTATTCGTACAATGATAGGCTCTGTGTCTGCACCTGTGATTTCTGTACGTTCTACATAGCCCCTGCTCTTGCCCTTTGTCTTTAAATAGAATATCGTAGCACTTGTGTTGCCATCATTGATCTGTTGGTGCAGTTGACTTTCAGCAAAGTCCAATGCTACGTTCTCCAATTCTTGAGCCTGCTGTCTGTATTCTTTATCCTCGCGTAACCACCTGTAATGAGTTTCCCTGCTGATGCCTACATTCTTACAGGCAGTAGTAACCACACCTAGACTTTTTTCTAGGGCTTCAATCATTGCCTTTTTTCTTGTGTCATTTTTTGTCATCGTGTCTACTTTGGTTTCCATGCTTTAGAGTAAGGCTTATCAAGGTCAGGGTGTCCCATTACTCCCTGCGTATTAGTCAACCTTATAACCTCTTCACGTTCCATTTTAAGGCGTTTCATAACCTCTTTGACACTTAGACCGCTGTCTAACATATTCTGCACTATACGCCCCATTTCTAAGACACCATGTCTACCCCTTGCTCTATTGTGTCTTATAGTAGACATTTGTTGATGTTCTTGATTAGTTGGTCTTAGTATGACTACAGGAACAAAGCCCTCTGTGATTGCATAGATCTCATCATAACCACTACATGTCCATCTATGAAAGCCGTCTACGATTGTCATATCAGGGTTGGCTACTATAGGTTGTGTCCACCCGTCCTCTTTGATGCTCGTCACAAGCAGTTCTAATTCGGGGGGTGCTACAGAATTGGGGTTGTAGTTGTTTGGTTGAAGTTCGCTTCTGTGTATCCACTTCAATTCGTCTAGTGGCATTGGTCTGCCATCACTTAGCGTTCTTTTTTTCATAGTATCTTTTTATATATTCTGCTGTTCCAAATTGATTGACTGCTTCGTCCCTTGTAAGACCTGCTCGTTTTCTAGCTTTCATTGATAGCGTTGGTACTTTTTGCAAGTTTCTTTCTTTACTATCACCTCGTATGGCTATCCTTGCTAAGAATTCCCATGATATACCTGTGAGTGGGCAGCTATCCTTCTCTGCTTCTGCTATTGGATAGTCTGTTTGGTTGGTGTGCCACTTCACAATTTTACGCATTGATCGTTTTACTAGCTTGCGTGACTCAGGTGACATCTTACTCAATAGAGCCAACGTATATTCACTCCACTTGACATCATCTTCTTTCTCTATGTTTGTTCCTGTGTATAGACCATGATTGCAGTATCTCCACGCAGTCTTTATTCCTTCGGCTCGTTCCAATAACTTGTGCCAATAGTCCCCATAGAATTCACGCCATTGATCCAATGTCCTAAGACTTTCCTCTGCATATATACTTCCTACACGTTGCTTGTTTAGCTTCATGTAGTTCTTACCCCTGTTCATGGTGTCGTACTCTGTATTATATGGTAGACCTGTTTCCCTTGTGTACTTCCAAACATCGTGAGCGTTCCAATCGTATATTGGATATGCTATGCTGTCTACACCACTAAGATAGCACTCGTTTTTCTTGCGTGTCATGATCGTATAACGTGCCATTGATTCTTCTGCTCGTATTCCTACCAATGATATAGCAGTAATGCCTTTCTTAATGTAGTTATCTCTGTGCAAGTCTACCATTTCACCAAAGTCTAGTTTATTCTTTACAGCGTTGGCTCTAAAAGGAAGCCCGTCAGGATGTTCGTAATTAGGATCTGTTTGAAATACATGACCTTCTAGTTCTGTTATTGCATAGTCAGGCTTTTGACGTACCCATAATTGCTCTTCGTCAGGATGCCATGGATACCACAAAGGTGCATACATGCTTCCTGCATTCCTAAGACTAAACGGGACAGCATACCAATGTAGATCTACTTCAGGCATAGCATATATCTCTTCTAGGAGTTTAATAGTCCCAAGCCCTTCTGCTTCATGATCTATATAGGTACACTCTACAGGTAGCCTTCCTATTTCTCGTGCGACCTCAATGGTTATATAGAGCATGGCTGTTGAATCTTTACCGCCTGAAAAGTTTACGATCACTTTGTCGTAGCTATCATATAGGTATTTGATGCGCTTCTTAGCACCTTCTACGCATGTGTAGTCTTGATAGTCTTTTTTTAAGATTGTACTCGCCATTCTTTGCTGCAATAATAGTCGGTTGATATGTATTTGTGATGGATCAAAGGTAGCTGCTTTTGATATCCTATAAACTTGTAGCTATACTTGGTGTATTCTATAGCTAGAAAAGCA